AAATATATCTCTTTGAACTTCTCTGTACCTTCAGGGTTGTTTCTCAGTACAGCTGTAACCATGTGAAAGTTACCAGTACCCGTCCAAGGGTTGGTTGAATAGGTTACAGTGTTTGCAGTTCCCCCATTGCTCCTCGTATAAAATTGAATGTCGTTAGCACCATCACCCCGCATAAGTCTTACGACATTGTTGTTGCTTCCGTCTTCAGCGATTAGAATATAATCATCATGACCCGCAGGGTTTCCTGAAGAGTTAGGTGCAGATATCCAAGCGTTGATTGTTACATCCGTCATGCCAGATAAAATCTTTGTAGGGTACGTCAGTGTTGTATCAGCATCCAAAGAGCCTGAACCAAACTTAACATTAGTTGTTTCTTTATCTGTGCTCGTGCCTACCGTTAAAGGTAAAAAACCTTTAACTGTGTTTAGATAAGCAGGGAATCTACCGTTAACAATACTTCCAGATGTTGTCCCATCAAATGACCAGTAATCCCCGTCGCCTCTAACAAGACCTTCAAGAGCTTTGGCATCTTGTTCAGATAAAGGAGGCGTGCTAAATGATATCGTCCGTTTACGGTTCATCCTCACACTGACAGACGTACCATCATAACTCTGACGAGTTTCACCAATCTCTTTATTGGCAATTGTTAAAGTATCAATGGCAACTGGAACAGTATGTCCATTGATTCTGAGAGTTGCCATTACTTAGCTCCCATAAGACCCCGGCCACCTGGAGTTCCAGATCTGGCCATTGACCGCCACTCTTGAGCGTTGGTCAGTTTCTTCATGAAGTCTTTAACATCCGTAACTTTAACTACCATATTATTAACAACAACTGTTGTACCGTTAGCTGCAACCATGCCTTTAGGGATCACCAGCTCGCCAGGAGTAAGCATAGCTGGCACGGAGTCCTGATTGCCGGAACCTGGAACTATACCACCATTTGAAAAGTGATGAACTTGCCCACCGTGAGCCATTCCTTGTGGACCACTACCCCCTCCAAGAATATCTACCACCTCTGTAAGATCTGAAAGCGCAGTTCTAAAAGCTATTAGATTTAATTTAATTGCATCAGGTAAACCAGCGATGCCAACCATAGCTCTATTTAACTCTTTAAAGTTATCTGTAGTATCTTCTACTTCTTTATTGGCATTAGCCATGCTATCGAAGAAATTATCCCAAACACCTTTAATATCAATTGTTTCTAAACCTGCTCCAAAAATATTTAAAAAATGTGCAATTGCGTTATAAATACCAGCTAGGAAAGAAAAAGCGACTAACATTGTAACACCAACCAGCATTAAAACTGGCTTAAGAACAAAGGCGATAATATCTGCAATAGATTTAAACAAAGGAGTAAGAGCTGTGAATATCTCTATCAAAGGAACCAACAGGTTTAGGAAGGGGGTCATAACTTCAGCTAACATACTGAAGACACCATCTAATGCCTCCATTACGTTTTGCATTCCTTCAGATCCTAATAATAAATCTGTAGCTACTGACGCTAAAGCAGCAGGTGCGCCACCTTGTGAAAACGCTTGCGTGGCATTCTCGACCAACCCTCCCATTTCCCCAAGGCCACCCATAAGTTTATCGCTTAAATGATCGGCAAAATCTTTTACACCTTCTATAAGATCATCACCTGCTCTAGCATATGCCTCTATCATATCAGCATCTGCATCAATTCTCTTCTTGTTAAGATCTGCGTTTGCATCAATCTTATCTTGAATTGCTTTAATATCTTCTTGTTTTTGTTTAAGGGTGGTTACTTTTGCGTTTTCTGAAGTAGCCTCAAAAGCTCTTTGCACTGCATTAAAAGCCATGTCTGTTGTTAAAGCAGTTCCGTCTGCCTTACTCTTGAGGTTAGTTAACATGGTTGAGAATATAGATTTAAGCGTAGAACCAATGTCTAAATTTAGTAACGCCTCCCCACCTTGAAACATTGCCAGCATTACTTTGTCATCAAACAAAGCAATTGCTTCTTTCATTAATTTGTCAGTTGAAAGCATAGCAGCAATATCAGCTGCACGTTTCTTAGCACCTTCTTCTCTGCGGTCTTCACCGCGTCTTCCAGACTTACCCCCACTTGCACCTGGAGCTACTAACTGAGCAGCAAGTCCCGATCTTTTTTTGGTAAAGTCTCCACTTTGAATTTTATTAAAACCTTGAATTTGTTTAATAACATCTCTTAAGGATTCAGCCATATCCGCAGCAAAACTTGCAACGTCTTTAAGGATTGGTAGAAAAACATCACCTAGCTCTTTACCAAGTGCTGTAATACCCTGCTTCATTCTGGCAGCTTGTACTGTAAATGAATCTCGAATTGTTCCGGCTTGATCATCAATCGCGCCAGAGGTTGATTCAATTACAGTTTGAAACTCTTCAAACTTATCAACATTTCTTGTTAGTGCTGTTACTGCACGCGCTGAGTTTCTATTAAAAATCTCAAACGAATCAGCAGCAGACATATTAGCATCTTTAAGCTGACCCAATATATTGCTGAGAGGAAGCATATCACCCGCAGCATCATGGGTAATAATACCTAACTTGAATAACTTCTTTCTCGCTTGATCTGTCGGTTTAGACAAATCCATAATCATTGCTTGAAGCGCACGACCTGCTAGACCTGCTTCAAGACCAGTTTCACCAAGCAAAGATAACGCAGTGGTTACGTCAGAAAAGTCTAAGCCTGCTGTTTCTGCAATAGCACCCGTAAACTTAAAACCTTCACCAAGACTTTGAATAGATACGTTTGCATTTGCAGCTGCTGTTGCAAGCATATCAGCAATAGCAGGCAGCTCTTGCAAACCCATGCCAAAAGATTTTAACATCCTTACGGAAATGTTAGCTGCTTCAGATACAGACATACCTGATGCTGTTGCTAAGTCTGCAACAGTTTGAAGTTGAGGACCAATCTCTCCAGCAGCAAAACCCGCTCGACCTAGAACCTCAGAAGCTTGGATAAGCTGACTGTTAGATAAACCTGTGGCAGAAGATACATCAAGAATTATTGATTGTAGATTAGCAAGCTCTCCACTCGTATCAGATGTAATCGCTTTAACAGTTTGAAACTCAGCTTCAAATTGTTTAGCAGCTTGGAAAGAACCAACGATTACAGTTTTAAGTAGTTTAAACGTACCCTGTAAAGCGAGGAGGACTCCAAGTATTGGCCCAATAGCTTTTGCTAGACCAAATAAACCTGTCTTTAAAAGATTTAAACCTGCTGCGCTCGCACCAGCACCCCCAGCTATTACGGCAGGTAATAAACTACCTCCACCTCCACCTGTTGTCGCAGGAGTAGTGGGAGATCTTTTAACCATTGCAGTAGGTTCGCTTGCAGCTCGACCTTGACCCCCGCTACGAAGAGGTACTAACGCTTGACTCTTTTTAACTTTTTTAGTGGACTGAGCTAACTGGTCATAAGCTTTTCGCAGCTGCATTACAGCAACTTTATGAGCTGCTGTTCCTTGCTTACCCGCTTTATTTAAACGCTTTAAGTTTAACTCAAGACCTTTTATTTGAGGAGTTAAGTTTTGATCATAACCCCTTGAAAGCTCTTTGATGTTTTTAAGGCTTTGTGTCTTCCAGTTTTTACCGGCACTTAAAGCCTTTCTAAAGCCAACGAGTAAATCTTTGATATCCGGTTTAAGACCAACGCTTAAATTGGCTATTCGGGTTTCTGCCATTTCTTACCCTTACCTTCTCTCCAAAAAGAATCTTGGTCCCGTTTTTCAGCATTGGCTTCTAGTTCACTCAGAACTTCAGCACCAGATGAAGGTTTAGCGGCAGTCTTCTTTCCTCTTAGTTTATCGGGGGTAACTCTCTTACCCTTCTTTGTCCAAGGGGATACAGATATGGATGCGTGCCAAGCTATCATATCCATCTGAAGATCGAGCCTGTCATGATAGCCTAACCAGTACAAGTTAAACTCCGAAAGACTCATCTCCCAAAACTCATGAGGTTTTAATCCTGCTTGGGCTGCTCTTCTGAGGAGGAGAGCCCAGTCGATTTTCCCTCGTCTTCCTCATCTTCTGAATCAACCAACATCGCTTTAGCGCCAGGAATTGATTCAGCTAAAGCAGTAAAAACATTTGTTACCAGCTCCGCTAAATCCCCTTCGAAATCATCAAGCCACGACCCCACTTTATTAGGAGTAAGCTTTTTGTTTTCATGTAGAAGACCCACAAACAACGCATCCCGAAGTAATCTGATACCAACTGATTCTTCATCCATCAGCTTCATGATTCCTTTACCTGAAAGGTCTTCAAGCTGCGCTATTTGATTTGTTCGGAAACGAACAGTTCTTGTTTTGTTTCCAATATAAACTTCTACTTCACCACGATTAGAATTTGCACTCATTTTTTTTTGCCCCGGTTAGTTAGTTAATTAGACTACGAAATCATAAGTTGTGACAGTATCGACTCTCAACGAAGCATCAACACGCTGAACTTCTTCTTCGCCAGTTGAGTAAGAAATACTTGTTACAAAACATTTCCCCTCAAGATAAGTGTTACTACTATCCATTTTGATGAGAAAGTCTAAGATACCACCAGCAAGATCGCTAGATGCATCTGCTCCTGAAGTGTTTGACCAACTCTGAATAACATCTTTTTGTGCAGCATCAGCCGTGTCAAAAATAAAAGAGATGTCCATAGTCATGTCTCGATTACCTTTTATATACGAACGAAGACCTGCGTCATCAAATGTAGTTGTATCAATTTCTCCAGCATTAAGACTGAATGAAAAGTCAGTAAGCTTTGCAAGCTTTACTGGTGTTTGACCATTTCTGGCGATTTTAAATTCCGTAGATCTTCCTAAAATTGGATCTGCCATTGTTTATCTCCTACTTAGTAAGCGTTAAATTTATAGACCACTCATGGTGGCCAGTATCATCTGTTCCAATATATACTGGTTCAGATGTGTTAGATCTTGATTCTACATAACTTGCTGTTGGTGGTCCCATATCAACTACAGCCAATACACTTTCAGCTAATGAAAGACCCCCTGAGAAATCATTCTTATCAGACCTTACCAAGACTTGAACCGTGGGTCTTGATAATCCCCCTTTTGAACCACCATCGAGAAATGCTTCTTTAACCAAACCTCCAGTGCCTATTACAAACACAGCTGTATGAGGGATACCTGAACCTGTTGAAACTTTCTTTACAGGACCAGCGAAGCAATTCGTTCCTAGAGTAAGACTGCCAATGCTAGATGCTATGAATGTTGCAACATCAAGCTGGGTGGACATTATCCATACCTTTTCGTTGTAAGCGAAGTAATCTTAGTTCCTTGTTTGGCGTGCTTAGTAATTCCTTTTTTAAGTCGTCTGTTCATTCCAGACGATGCTGCCTGGATTGGTTTTTCAAGATACTTAGATTTACTTGAATGCTCTTCATGCTGTCTTAAAGCGTATGCAGTATTATAACTTAAAGATGATTCAGGTCTGTTTAAAGTTTTTGGAGGTTTTACCAAAGCAGAACCTTTAAGCTTTCCTGTGTCTACAGGTACAAGCTTTTGGCTTTTATCCATAATCTTTACAGCTTCATCAAAAAGAGCACAAGCTACGGCATGTTCTAGCTGTTTTGAACTTATGTCCAAATTCTTTTTCATTCTTTCAAAGCCACTTACATTTCCAGAAAATAAGTGTGCGCTTAAACCTGAAACTCTTTTCTTAACGGGGGTATCCCCTATCATTGTCCCAAATATTTTAAACTTAGCCATCAGACTCTTCCTCTGACTCAGGAGCAGGATCTATATCAGGCTCTGCAATAGGGGGCTCAACTACGTTCTTAGACTTCTTCTTCTTTTTCTTAGGTGCAGGCTTAGGTGGATTCTCTTCACCTTCTTCTGCATACACAGCTACGCCAGATTCTACGATTCGCTTGGCATCTTTTTCGTTAATGTCATAAACGTGATCTTTGACGTGCTTTGATTCGGTTCTGGCATGGTTAGACATTTGATAACTTGTTTCTAACATTTTAATTTTCATATCAAAGAACCGTCCTATAAAAGTCTACGTTACCTTTTTCGTCATAGAACTTAGCCACCTCTCTTGGCACATGACCAAGGTTAGCAGTGTCAGCACTATCACCAGGGAGGAAAACACGGTCAGTGATTTTAATCTCACTTTCCGTAATCACGACAATTGATTGTCGCTCTTCCATACCTGTCGTGGTTTCAAATACATCAGTCTTATTCTCTACACGAGCTGACATAGATGAAGCACTTCCGAATGTTGGGTCGCCGTAATTATTACGACTAGCTGCTGCTCTAACGTTGATAGTTAAACTCAGCTGCTTCTTTAACTGCGCGTCCATTATGAGCGATTGTATTCGTTCTCTTCATCGAGAACAATTCTATCGTCTTGCCCAACTTTAAAGCCGGGTTGGACGTCATCTGTACGCTGATTAAGAGAATCTTTACCTGAGATAGTAAGGCCACCCGCAAAGACTTCGACTTCACGGTTGGTCTTACTTCTCAGTAAAGAAGCTCTTTTTTCATACGCAGCGGCACGCTGACTGGCCTTTACGCTAAGGGCTCCATTCTTCGTATCTGCTTCTCTAGCGAACTTAGATGCAATCATCTCGCACGCAGTAGCAGCTGCTTGAATCACTTTGGACTCAAGTGTCAGAATGTAATCTATCTCTGCGTCGGCAAGCAGTTGATCTGAACTATCTGTGTCTCCACACCAGAATCGAACTGCTTCCCGATTTGAGTTAGCTGGGTCGCCCCCGTAGGTAAAAGCCATTATCAGTTACCTATTAAGTGCTAGTGTTGGTAAAGAAAAAGCCCAGTGATGAAGAAACAAGTTTCTGATCATAAGCCATTTCCATCTCAATACGATCTGAGCGTAAGTGATCCATACGGAACCGGCTTACACGCTGACCTGCATTAGAACCCTGATACCCAGACCACGTAAACGTGTATCCAAGGCTTGGGTGCATGAGTGATGGAGTTGATGGAGCATAAGCTAGGAGAGCATTGTTTGCTCCATAAATACGCGAGTAAGATGCAGTTTTACCTTCAGGCTCTGTATTTCTAATAGCCCGTGCTACCATAACTTCTTCAAGGCCAAGCAAAGAAGCAAGAAGTTGCTCAGTTGCAGTGCCTTGCTGAGTGTACTTGATACGGTCAAGAACATCAGCGTTGTTCTTCAGATCTGTAAAAGCTTGAACACCGCAAACAAGTTTGTTTGGACGATATCCAGTCAATGCTTCTACGGCATCCATTTTTTCTTGGATACCTGTAATCGCAGTAGATGAATCAAACTTTACAGGAGTTGTTGTATCATCATTTACATCATTTGTATAAGCAGATGCTGTGAAGAACGTTGAAGCCCAATCAAGCTCACGCTTAAGAAGCATGTGCTGAGTAAGGAACTCAACCGCATCGCGGTTCATATCCAAAGGCGCATCTGCGTTTGCACGAGTTTGATCTGCAATGTCTTTGTGAAGTGCAATGACATCGCAGCTGTAAGTAGCTGTACTGAGGTTGTACCCAGAACCAGCTGACTCAGTACCTGGAGCACGAAGCTGTGCATCAGTACGGAAGAAATCATCTTGGGTATAGGTAAAGTATTTATCAGTCTGCTTTGCAACAGGAACTGCTGGGAAAACTCTATCTGCGATAAAGTTCTTTGCATCATTCTTGAATCCAACACTAAGGTTGGTCAACGGTCCGTCTACATGGACATCTGTACTATTAGGTTGTGGCATTTTTCAATCCTCCCTATTATTCGTAAGTTACTGCTGGAAGCAAACAATTGATACCAGCTGTGATAATTTCACCTGCACCGCCTGCTGCTGTGTAAGCAACGCCAATGGTGTGGACTCCGTTTGAAGTGTTTGAACCACTTTCTGCAATAACGAGATCAGGCGTAGCCGCCGCAACTTGACCATCAGATGAAGGCTTTAAAAGCTTTCCTTCGTCAATAGCTGCATCAGCACTTACTTTACTAACACCACAAACAAGAACACTTGCTGTGCCGCCAGATGCGGGTGCATTCTGAAGAACGCCTACAGGTACATCAGATGTAGCTGCAACGATTACTACTTTGCCGTTAGCGTCAAGCTTGACAAGTTTGTATTGAGAACTGGACAAATCACCAGCTGCTTCAAAGCTGACAATGGTAGAACCGGCTGAAATATCATAAGCCATTTTTAATCTCCTCGATTATTTTCCCTGAACGTATTCAGCGTAAAGGCGACGACCTTCTTCAGACTTAAGAACTGAATCATAAGCCTTAGCGAAAGATGTACCTGGGTTATCGTTTGAGAACTGAGTTGCCAACTGCTCAAGCTGTGCTTCAGGGCTCTTTCCAGATCCTGCATCTTGAGTAGTAACACCAGCTTCTGCGAACACTTCGCTCTTAGCAAGAACTTGACTCATGGTCTTAAGAAGACCTTCAATCTTTCCTGCCATCTCAGCATCATGTGCATTCAAGCTCTTGAGCATTGGCCCAAGCTCATCAGCGCCGTGACCTGGAATATTACCGAACTCAGCTTCCGCCTTTGCGATATACTCTTTAGTCAAACGCTCATCACGCTCTGCCTTCAGTACAGCTTCAAGCTCTTCAGCCTTCTTCACTGCTTCTTCATTTGCTTTCCAGAGATCTTCAACCTGTGCGCGTACTTCTTCTGGAACACTCGCTAGATTAAGATCGTCCTGGGAAGTTTCTTCTTGGACAATCTCTTGATCCATTGAGGGTTCCTCCATTTCAGGTTTGTTAAAGTCCAACAGTTCCGCAAGAGACACAAGCGCCTCACGCATTCCTGTTTCATCCTTGTAAGCCTGCACCAATCTCATCGCTCCGATAAGACTGTGCCGCGCATCTTCAGAAAGATCCTTCTCAACAAGAGATTCAATTACCTCTGCCTCTTGCTCTAAAGGAACTTCTAAAATGTCTTTGACTACATCGTTCATAGTTTCCGCTTTCATAATTGCGAACATCCGTCTGTTAGCTCCCTTATCAACCAAGGAAACTTCAACTGTGTTCAAGTCAACGAGCGTATTTACAGTTTCTTCCATCCTCGCACCTATCCTGCATGGGAAGACCAACAAATTTAAAATGATGCTTTGAATCAGCGATGGGGTGGCTTTAAATCAGCCTAAAGGAATATTAAATTCCAACACTTGAATTTTAAAGAATAATTATATTAACGTCAAGTTAACTATTCATTATATGTGATTTGCTAATCAAGCGGTTGATTAAGAGGGCTATCAACCCCCTCAACCTGTGTCACTGGTTGTGGCTGCATTGAGAGATAGTTGATTTGTGGTAAATCTTTCTTCTCTCTTGCGACACGACGGCCATAGCCACCAATACTAAACCCAGTAATATCGCCCCGACGAACTGCTTGATATTCGTCTTCGCCAAGTTTGACTCCCATTACCCAAGTCCCAGAAGTAATGTAGTCATTACCAAAGGGTATCTTGTATGAATTGTGACTCTCCCCGGATAACGCTTTCCGATAATCTTCATCGGATGGATAGTGGACGATATAAGACTCCACCACTTTTGCATTAGCCAGCATGGAATGCTGGCGACCTACTGTTCGACTGCTATCTAAATACTTGTGAGCTGTTTCTTCAATCTCATTAACAGGGACCATATCACCATGAGCATCTTCTGAGTCAGGCGATAACACTGCGGAATATACAATCTTTTTCTTATCGTCACTCTTGCTAATCGAAACATCAAACGACTCATTATTAATATCGGTAATATAACGATACATAGACTTAATCTTCCGAGATACTTCGCCAGAATCCCCATGACGGCGCAAAGCAGCAGGATGCGGAAGGGTATGGGTGGCTCGACTATCAAGATATTCTTTTGCAACACGACCTAATGCCACCGTAATTGTATGAGTGTTTGATGATTTACCGTAAGCTTTTGCGTACTCCTCAATGTCCATAATCTGAACATCGTCTTTCTCAAGACCCATTGGTTCGAGGTAGCTGTATTTAAAAGTCTCCCCGTCCGGTCCAACCAGATACTCCTTACGAGCTTTCTCCAGTGGTGTAGGTTCTGCAACTACAAATAGAATATCCGATTTACCAACAAGCCGTGCCATTTGATCCCCCTCACCTAGCATTATCCCTCGGCGCTTCATTTCTTTATAAATTAGTCTAGCGGCTTGAAGCATCCCCATACGCTTCTCACCTTTTGTATTACCCATCGCGTACCACTGCTTCAGACGTTTCCACATCATTCGCAAATCGTGGTCCTTCAACTTACTGACTACCGCTCTGTTAATATCGTATAGTCTGATCTGAGGACCACCGCGCTGACTGCCTTCGGCTTTCTTCTTAGCCTCTTGTCTATTAACAACTGATTCAGACCAACGCTTGCCTGCGTCTCCTCCCCAAAGAAGCCAAGCAATAAATCCAGTAGTTGGTTTAGAATCACTTCCCCAACGACGACCCTGAGAATCAGGCCCAGTCTTCTTATCTCCACGATGACGGCTGAAGTAAGCCTTCATACGTTTAACTGTTGAGTAAGATACTTTACCGCTAATCAAATCAGAAGCACGGGTAACTCCAGAACCGATACCCTGCTTGCCTGCCTCTTGAGGACTCAAACCACCACGACCAAACTTTCGACGCAGCCTCAATCCTCGACGCGCTGCGGAACGAACCGCCTCGGGAACCGTGAAAGAATCTTCCTTCTCTACGTGCTCCTCAATAACCTCGACCTCTAAAACACGAGTCGCATTCTTATGGGGTACGAAACCAGATGAACCGTTAGGCATCAGCTTCACCCCACCATTGTCTTCCATCATCCAGTGATAACCATCAGGAGCTGGGACTTTAATAGTCTTACCCTTGGTCAAGCTCTTCTTCGTAGATCTTGGATGACCCTTCGGAAGCAAGTCATTGTCCGTCACATACTTTGGATTCGTAGGTCTGCCAGATGCCAACAGCTTCAAGAAAGCGTTCACCCGTGCAACAGCCCACTGCGTTCTACTCGTCACACTCGGACGGTGAGATGTTGAGAATGCGCCAGCTCCTCTACGGAACACAGCCTTAAGCTGACCAAGTGTCGCCTTCTTAGATGGGGTGTCACCATACTTCTCGTTGTGAGCTTTGACCTTATTCTCTAACGTCTTAATATTAGCTGCACTTAATGTGATGTTACCACCAGACCCACTAGCGGAACCCGGCTTGTTTCTTGAGCTACCACTTCGACGCTCGCTCGGTTTAGCAGGGGTCTTAGGATCGTCCTTCTTTTTATAAGTAGGTTTACCTTTACCCTTCACACGGTTGTATTCAGATTGTGTTTTACACGGATAGAACATCCCATCCTTAGTATGAATACCTTCACAACCAATGTTTCTTGCTACGGCCAAAGCTTGTTCACGAGTCTTGTACGGCATCCGGTTCCTCCTCGGGTTCTTCAATTAGACCCATTTCTTGTCCCATATCCCCTTCGGCATCCCGCGCATTAGGATCTGCCTTGGGTAATCTACTCATCGCTCTGAGATGATCTTCAATCTGCTTGTCCGGTGTAATCAAGCCTGCCATCACCATACGGTTCAGGAAGTTAGACATCTCTTCAAGGTGAGGTGTGTCTACTGGAGATGTGCCAATGGTTGGCCAGTTCTCTTGCTTGAACTCAGGGTTCATATCAAACAGCTTGTTTACCGCGAAGCGGTTAATCACACTGGTGATGTTGTTCACCAAGTTACCCAGTGACATCTGAAACATCTTCAGCTTGTTGCTGACCAACCCATGACTTGAACCGCCATCTGCCCCAAGAGTTACGAACTCTGTAAAGGTAGACATTGCGATTCTAGTTTCGTAACGCTTAACAACATCATCCGTATTAATCTGACGAGTACCGCCAGTGCTTAACAAGTCTAGCTTGAATCCAGTTGGACGACCTTCAGGGTCTGTCTCACTCGGCATCAAGATACCCGCTCGCTCATCGCGGCGAATCTGCTGAATAAGGTTTTCCAAATCCCCACGTAAAGAAACATCTGCTGCGTCAGCATCTGTCGCAAGAATGCGGGGTGGTACCTGCATAACTGGAAGCCCAGCTAAGTCACGCTCAATACCAATCGCCTCGATCTCCTGAATGCGACGAAGGAAATACCAAGACCGGTAAGCGTTACGCAGAATGCTACGACCCTGCGGATTGTTCCGAGTTGTTCTAGTTCTAAACAACATAGACTTTTGAATCGGAACAAAATGTTGTGTGAAGTCAGGAAGCCCAGACTGGTGCATCCCTCGGATCCCTCCATCCGAATCAATCTCCCATCTGTCCAGAGTTTCCTGACCTCGGGGAGCGAACTTGCGCCACCCAATTCTATTATCATTGAAGCGACTGTTTTTAGTGGGATCGTCGCTCTTCCCACCCCGGATTTTATAGAGGATCTCAAAGTAACTAAATCCGTAAACCAGCATGGTCATGACCTCACTTACGAAGTCATCCCAGGTGTTGGTCATGTCGTCTAAGCATTCATCCAGAAACTCAGCAGCTTCTAATGCTTCAGGTGAATCGTTGGCAGGTTTAACATGCCAATCCAATCCACGGATTAGTGACTCGATTCCATGAAGCATTGCGCCAACGATAGGATCGTTGTCACGCATCTCAGAGTAAACCTTATACTCACGCTCCCACGTAGACAGCTTCGGGTGCCACTCTTCATCAATGTATCCGTCGTATTGTTTTAATCCACTGATACCGTGAATTGACATATCTACCTTGTCAGCCATCTACTCACACTCCCCAGGGTTGTTTAACTAAACCCGTACTAGACATTACAATATCGGTTACAAACTCACGATGACTCTTGAAAGCTAACATCAAAGCGTCTGCGATATCGGGAGACTCTACACCACGTCGGCGCATCTCATCTTTTGTTTCAATCTTAATACGACCATTTGAATCAATGGTGTATTGAAGCTCTGCTAACTGAGCACCAAGGTCATCGGCATGACAATCAATATCAATGTCGCCGCGCTCGAAGCGTTCCCTTAAGTTCCAGTACAGTTCAGCACGCTGGTTAAAGAATCGTTTATTCTCATTAGCTTTACGCGCTACGTTTACATCTACAACCTGTCTCTTGAAATCACTTTCCTTAAGACGGTCAACTACCCCACCACCTACACCACAACCATCGACGAATATACTCTCGGGCTTGTTGCGTCTGGCCAACTCCAAAATTCTTCCAACGGTAGCCATCGTATTAGCATCACTCCAAGTGCCGATGACTCTAGCCTTACTTCCTCTTCGCATGACAACAATAGTTTCGTTAGCCCCAAACCGAGAAACATCCACACCAAAAGAACAAAGACCATCTTCTTCCAAATCACGATTCTTCGCTTCATCTATCCACGACATTGGGAACAAAGCATTGTCTTGATTGTCTGGAAACTTACCCATGACACGGGCATCCCAGATAGGACTCTCGCTACCATACTTCTTATACTGAGCATCAGCCCAGTGCGGCGTCACTAGAGTTGGGTATGGAAGACTGCCGTGAATCTTGTTCTCCCATCTGCCTGTCTCTATGTCCTCTACTGTAATTCCAAACTTGGTAAAGTTAGGTGTATCAAAGCAAGATACAGCAAAGTTACTAGCAGATGGATTCTTGAAGGCTCTGCCAAAGGGAGTGTTCTCGTTTGTCGGGTTTCCGATTCTTAAGAGTCTACTGTGTTGACTACTCAGGATAGATTCAATACCTTGGTCGATCGCATCTGATATACCACACGCTTCATCAACTATCACAAGGCAGTGCTCCGCATGGAACCCCTGAAACTTATCCGGGTCGTAGTCGTTCGCCGTAAAGCCCATCGCCATCCAGTCAGGCGCAATGTTAAGCTGTTGTTTAAGAATCTTACCGCCAAGAGGTATTTGACTACGACCGTGGGCAGCTCTGATCTCTTTCCAGATGATACCGCGAACCTGCCGGTCAGTAGGAGCAGTCGTAAGAACAAGCGATGACGGATGGCAGAAAAGAAACCATAACGCAGCGCGGCTTGCTAACCAAGACTTACCGATACCGTGACCAGAGCGAACATTCGTTTCGCGGTTGTCTACTAAGGAATGAAGGATTTGGGATTGGACAGGCCAAGGCTTTTCGCCCAAGACTTTACGGACCCACCACGTTGGGTTGGACCTAGACTTAGACAGGACCGTTTGCCTGCTAGAACTACCTAGACTTGTAGCAGCTGAAGACATTCATTATTCATTTCCGCATTTTAATCAGCGGGTACATTTGAATCAATTGTATCTGACTCAACTATTTCACCCTCTTCTAAATCAGAGGACTTATTATCATTTACCACAAATTCGGCCCAGTTAGCAATGTTTATTGCACCGCCCCCAGGACCAGACAACTCATGACGCACCGGGGCATCAAGACCCATTAACTTAGAACGACGCTCCATAATACGAAGCACACTGTTCACAGCCTTGTCGCTACCACCCATTGCATCCAGCCAGACTGCACTGGTTAAGTGGTCGAGACGTTCTAGCTCCAGATAAACCAGCTCCTCTAAATCCAGGGTCAGGTTCGCACTCTTCATCAGGTTGCCCAGATGCTTGCGGCATGAATGGATTGAGATGCCTGTCTCTTCAGATATCTTCGCGTAGGTCTTACCTGCGATACGAAGCTGGAGAACCTTAGCTGCTTCTGGTGATAGTCTGTAAGGTTCGGGTTTCTTTGCTAGTTTCGTCATAACTATAGCTTAACTCAATTCGGGAAAACTTGGAAGAGGGCACAGGGGGTAATACATCGTGTGGGATTTGAAATTCATCACGCTGACTCTGCGCCCTCTTGTCGGTAAGTTAGGGGGTTTTGGAGGTGAGGTCAATGACGCGGTGCGTTAGTGTCTGAAATATTGAAAATTTTTTGTGAGGGTACCCGGTGCACCTCCCTCCCCTTTCGTCTCAATATGAGTCACAAGGTCTGGCGGGTCAATGGGTCGAGATGTCAAGAAAAAAATCTCAATTTGCGAATAAAAAATATAAATCCCATAATCGGATTTAATATCTCAAAGTGAGTCAATAACTACAGGCGAGTAGAGAAAACAGGGCAAACGGGGAAAAGTACGTATTAAGTATTCAGCTGAAAATAAGTTGTTTTATGGCTATCTGAATACTTGTATTTTAATGTCGCAGGTGCTACCTTAAGGTATACGGTGATTCATTGAGTCACCCGTTATTTGACAACTGAATACGTGCTAGGTTTACCGGGTTGGGGGTTTCCCTAATTCGTGATAAACCCGTGCGCCGAAATAATGGCGCATGTTAACAGGGTGTAACAATTTACACCCAGAAAGATTTTTAGAAATGTCTAAAGAAAACAGTAAAGTTCAAGAAGCAGTAGAGGCCCTATTCTTAAATCAAGAAGTGAGCGACGATAAGAAAGATTTATTTTATGAATCAATCAAATCGTTTGCAGATATCTTGAGTAGGGCAACCGGCGAAAGTGTAGTTTTCATGCCTACAACTAAGTCAAGCAAATATACCAGCGGTATCAAGCGGACTAAGGTAGACAAGAAGACCGGCGATAAGGTACCAGACCCGCGATACAATTACGAATGTATCAGGGCACCAGACGCGCACAAGACTAATCACGGCCAGTACATGGTAGAGGTTAGCGTCAGAATGCCATTGGACCAAATGAGCCAAGTACTATGCAAGGCGGCCCGTAATATCCGACAAGGAGAACAGGTAGACGGCATAGTTAAGGCCGTGGCTGAAAAGCTATCACCAGAACAGGTAGAGGCCTGGGAGAAAAATTTCAAGGCCGAAATCGAAACCACTGGTTGGTATCACCATGAACTAACCCAGAAAGCGCTTGACGCAATCAGAGCGGCAAACGAACAACGGGCTGAAACTAAGAAAGCAAATAAGGCCAAAGCCGAAAAGTCGGTAGAGCCTAAAAATAATAATACAAAGCAAGAAGCCGACGGACCAGACGCAAGTCTGCCACTGGTCACTTGCTACGTTAACGGGCATACATTCAAGGCCCCCTATGTGATAGCGGTCGAACTGGTGAAAGCCGGTGCCGGTAAAATCACAGCCGAAGAACATGAAATGAATGCATGTGAAGCAATTCTAGGAAATGTCGATTTGGCGAAAGTAGTGGATAGGAAAACAAAAGCCAAAAAGGTGGCCGGTAAAAAAGCAACCAGTGGCAAGAAAAAGCCTAGCACGTTGGAAGGTATCAAAGAAGCAGTATAAAAAAGGGCAGTGTGACGCATAGCGTCACATTGCTTTACCCTCAAATGACGCAGTGCGTTGGAGCCACTATTCCGGCTCTGACGCAGTGTTTCATGAATCTATATTCAGTCTATTGTAGAAAGTAGGAGGTGTCACTTGCTGGTAAAGTAGCAAGTAGCACTTGCTACTGTCTACAATAAACTGAATGGAAATTCAGTTTATAAAAATAAACTGAGGCGCCGTTCAGTGTATTTTTCTAGGTGTAAATACATACACCCCAGATTTTCGAGCGAACTTTTCGAACTTCGCAATTGAACTTTTCAAGCGAGCTTTTCGAACTTCGCTTCAACCTTTTTATAAAAATTTTTTGGAGAACACAATGACTATGATCCTTATCAACCTTTCAATCGCACTAATCATCACCAGCGAGGTCGCCTTCGCATAACAACCAAAGGGTGTGCAGCGGGCGTGCATGGTCATGTATGCACACACTTATAGTGTGTGTGTGCATACACATGACCCCGTATGCACCCATGTGCA